AAACCAATTGGACATAAATCAGTTTACTATAGCATGTGAAAACATAATCTATAATGTATTCAACCCGGACAATACTAGAATTGTACTTGAATTGAATCACAAAGGTGATATATTATTAAATCAGTTTAGAGAAAACGATCAATATTGGCCAGGTCAAATAATATACACTAAGCACACTCAAGCTGCAGTTTCATTTAAGCCTGGCTTACGTTTAGGCCCAACTAATAAAATTAAGTATTGTGAAAAATTTAAGTATTTAGTTTCTATTAATAGGATTATTCCAAACGACGAGTACACGATATCTGAGCTCGGATCTTTTGGAAAATCTACAGGCGGAGTATATCGAGGACAAAATGGAAACGATGATTTAGCCATGACGTCTGTTAACATGTCTTCAATATTCGAGTCAAGTCAATTCTGGGAAATAGCAGTTGAGACCTATGAAAGAATGGGAGACGAATACTCTAAAGAAGTAGAAGAAAGGGTATTCAGCTTAAGTAGGGGAGAGGGACGAGGATCCGGCTTTGATTTTGATGAAATTAGAAGGATGAATTCGCCTAAAGCATTTGGCCCCGGGGCTAAAAATCATTCCAAAAACGTGTTTGACATAGACACCCTGGATCAAATAGAAAAAATAAGATCTAAATTTTTTAAATCTTAACATTGTTTTAAGTATTATATTTGTATAACAACGTTAATCCTATGCCAGCAATGAAGAAGATACATTCTACCGGCGGAGAGACACTGGACGACATCTTTAAGACACACGAAGAAGATATCTACAATCAGGTTCTCTATTCCATCCGCGAAAATTACAAAAATCCATCTAATGACAATATTGGAGTCATTAGCATTTCAACAAAGGACATTGACTATTCGGTAAATCTCAACCGAGAAAAGTTTGTTCCAAGCCTTGAAAAATGCATCTCATTCTTTGAATTAATCGAAGAGTATGAGAAGTGCCAAGAGTGTGTAGACATAATAAACCAATTAAAAGATAAGCAACCAATAGAATATGATATCCAATAAGACACCTAACCAAATAATCAATGAAAGAATTCAAGAAATCGCAATCGGACTACATCAAAAAACTATAACTGAACGTCAAAGAAACGAGCTTGCTGGCTTAGTTTATCCAAAGCTTAGGTATTACATATGGTCAATCTGTAAAAACGACGACGACACGTCTGAAGCCCTACAGTGGTCCTTTAAAAAGATATTCAATAACGTTGAAAAGTTTGACCCAAGTAGGGCTAAGTTCACTACTTGGGTTTACAGTATAGCAAGAAATGAGACCCTCTTCTACTTACATAAAAAGAAGAAGGATAGTGGAGTGAGTCTCGATGATATGTATGATGGATTCGCTGGATTTACCACAGATGAAGTAGGAGGATTTGAGGAAGAATTCGACGCTCTGTATGAAATTACGATTGCCGAAATCTATAAGATAGAGGATCCAACACTAAAGGGCATCGCGATTGATAAGATGATAAATAATGATCGAGTAAAATCAATTGCAGTTAAATATGATATCAACGAGAATACAATCAAAACAAAGCTTCGAAAGATTAGATCTGACATCAAAACAAAAGTGATCAAGGAAAATCCAAATCTAAAAGAAGTGCTAAATCATTTATTTAAGATATGAACATTAAAGACTACTTATATCCATCTAGAATAGTAAAGACTATTTCTAAATCTCTGAGAATTCTAAAAAATAAGAGAAGATATTCTCAGATCATAAAATCACTGGATGAAGAGGGAAAGCTCGAGGCTATAGGTCTAAAAAGAGAAAAAGACTTTCTCTACGTCGGGATTAATCTTAATCCTGAACTTCTGATCTATGATGAATCTACCCAGGAATCGGCTGAACTTAAGTTTATCTCAGACAAAATGAGAAAATACACTGATTTTCTACAGAAGGAATCAGTTCTAGACTCAGTTATCGCTGATTACGATCGAGTTAGAACCGAAGAATTCTATGGATACATAGTTCAAATAAAATTCTCTGATAAAGGATACTCAAAGAACCAATTTTATTACTCCTTAGCTTATTTTCCTGTTGTCATAGGAATCATGCTATCGGTGATTGCGTTGGTATTTTAAAGATAAATAATAAAAAGTCATTATTATGAAATTAGTTGATAATGTGAAAAAGTGGGCATGGCAAATTCTTGCAATCGTGTTCTTTTTTCTATTCCTAGGTAAAGGATGTACGTCTAAAAAGGTTTCTAAGATTAACAATAATGTTGACGACGTCCACGTGGCAATTGATTCCTTAAATAGCGAAATTAACGCTTTAAAGGAAAAAACCTTCACCAAAAAAGAGCTGAAGGATGAGATGGAGCGTGTAATGCTGAATTATCTTATATATGAAGATGATTTAGATAGAGGCAAAACAAGCCTATCTCAGATAAAGAACAAGATCGAATCTAATGATTAACTGGATTAAGAACAATAAAAATGTTGTAATACGAAATACTTTTTTACTCCCGATATTATTAGTAGTAATAATGTCGATCAGCCACGTTGTGAGCTGGTATGATCTTGGTAATCCAATTAGCTGGGCAGTATACCTATCAATCGCGATAGAAATATTTGCCCTTTCTTCTGTTGCTGCTGCGACAATTAAAATAAACCGAGCATCCATCTGGTTTCTATTTGGATTGGTCACCTTTATTCAAATTGTAGGAAACATATTCTTTGAATACAAGGATATTGATATAACTAGCGCAGATTTTTTAGCATGGGTAGACTTAATATATCCTTTCTTCGAAGATTGGAATGCAACTGACCACCGGAGACTTTTAGCTATAGTTCAAGGGGGAACGCTTCCTCTTATGTCGCTTACTGCTCTTCATTACTACATAAAGTTCACAGATTTAGAGTCAGACTTAGATGAGCCTAAAGCTGAAGAAGTAGAAGAGATAGTTGAAGATGTTAGAAACAGTGGAGAAAAGTACGATCAGGCAGAATTTAGAGAAGCCTTGAATATATGGGGACAAACTAAAGGATCTATGGACGGAATATCAGATGAAGATATAATGGATAACTATAGAAGCTTTCTAAAGCAGAGAGATAAGAATTTAATTAAGGCCTCTAAAAAGCCTGAAATTAAACCTAAAAGATCAGATGAATGGATTGCTAGCGAAAAAATAAACAAAAAAACCAATCTATAATGCTACCTAAGATTAATAACGTATGTGATTGCTGTGATTCAGATCAGGCAATACTTCAATTATTTGAAGATAAGTGTTTCAAAGTAGTCGACGGAGCAGATACCAAAGGATCTTTTTGTCTTGGGGATTTCGCTTTTCCATCTGACGGATACTCGTGCCTAGATATAAATCTAAACGTATCAAACGGAGAATCTACTCTCTTCGATAATGAAATTATTTCAGTTGGATCTCCAGCATCTACCCTAACTAAGGGTCAAAATTATGCAAGGGGTGTATTGATAAAGGTTACATACCCTATCAATGATGACAATGGAGAAGAAATATCGATAGTTGATAAGAGTGTAGAACTGTGGATCGAAGATGTTGCTACATTACAATACAAGAAGTATCCACTATATAACTTATTCACGTTGTTCACTAACCCTAAATCAAACGACCCAACTGAATTGATAAATAGAATAAAGATAGTAAACCCAAATGACTATAAAGTAAAGATTACTGGACTGGTTATATTCGGGGAGTCACAATAAAATAAAAACTAACTAAGATGAACGCAAGTACACCTACTGAAATTCTAGAATTAACCGCAGCAACATCTTACTCTCCGGTGTGGATTAGCACTGACCGAAGACAGCAAGATGTAACAAAAACAACCTTAAAGTACGCGCAAGTTGGTGGACCTACTGCTGCTGATAAGGTAGGTAATGCGCACGGTCCTATATTCAGAATTGAAGTTTTAAACTTTGGAACCGCTAATGGAATCAAGATTTGGGGATTAGATAATGACGACGATAATGCAGTAGAGTATCCAAAGTCAAGATTTACTAATGAACCTATTTTAGATATCTGGCTTCAAAAATATGAGTTTACTAATGGCTCTGGAACTACAGTAGATGCAGGAGCAAGTGCTAAGGTTTTTGGCCATAGAAGTAGACACTATCCAGCATCATTCTAATGAAGAGGATTAACGAAAATATGTCAGCTGGGGCAATGACTGCCTTCCAGAATAGGGACCACATGCGCGGTTTACCCTTCTATGGAGAAAAGGGTGACTTTAATTTCGTTACAGGTAAAAGCCAATTTACCCCAGGAGTATCAATAAAAAGTCTGCCACTCAGTGATATGTCTAGAAAGGGAGATCCTGGGATTGGAGATTTTGATAGAAACGTAAATCTAATAAAGTATTACTATCAACCTGGAGATAGGGTTAGAGGGACCCTGGTGAATTCTCAGATCGATTCAGACAAAGGAAGAACAGTCGTTGGCAAACTAAATAAAGTTGAGGTCAACTATAGAGATAATACGATAAAGGTATACATCAAAGACCCTAGTACTCTAGAGATCATGGAAATATATGTAGATTCAATGGAACGCCTATATGAATCAAGCCCATGGAAAGCCAAGAGTTTTTCTGAATTTTTAGGATCCTAAGATAATCAATCTAAGGTATAATCCTGAAACCACATGTCAATTTACTGGTATAATTTTATAAAAAATCACAACATGTTATGAGTGATCCAATTGACGATATGGACGCTATTTCCCATCTAGATGCTCTTGATAAAGAAGGAGGGGTAAACGTCGATATCAATAAACAAACAGAAGAAGCTGAAATTAAAGTAGAAGCTTCTCCTACATCTCTAGGTAAAGCAAAATCATATGAGGCAAGTGAGATGAGCGCCTCAGAGGAATCTCCATGGAAGATATTAAATTTAGATCTTCTCCCGTCTAAGGGTATGTTCTACCCTGAAAATATGGAGCTCCTTATACGTTCAGCGAAAACAAAGGAGATTAGACATTGGTCTACTATGGATGAACACGATCCAGTTGACGTTGAAGAAAAGATAAACTTTGTTTTAAATGCTTGTACTAAATTTAAAATTAAGGGAAATCCTAGACCCTTCAATTTTAATGATTTTATGGCAGTAGATAGATATCACATTTTGTTTAGGATATACGAGCTCACTTTTCCGAATCAGGAAAACAAACTCATGGCAAATATTAGATGTTCTAATGATAAATGTAAGCACGTAAATAAGATTCAAGTGACGAGTAGAAATCTATTAGGATTCAGCATACCTGATGAATATCTTAAGTGGTATGATCCTTCTGAAAGATGTTTTGTTATACCGTCTGAAAAGCTTCAAGAGACTCTAAGATTCTACATGCCAACTAGTGGAATTAACACAGCATTGAAAAAAAGAGCAAAATTTGACCAGAGCCGAGGAATTGAGATTGACAAGTCATTTTACTCAATGGCACCTTATCTTCTATCAGAATGGAGGTCTATAAGGCCTGAGAATTTGCACGAGTTCAAAATGGAATCTAATTCCTGGTCTAATCAAAAGTTCAGCGCAATTCACAGATTTACTGAAGACATAAAAAAATCATCCTTAAATAAAGCAACTGGAGTTTGCGAAAAGTGCAAGGAAAGTATGGAGAGCCATATTTTTTTGGGAGGAAGCTTCACTGTTAAGGATATTTTCATTGTTTCAGCTAGATTTGATGAACTTATTTAAGCTTAACGCTCAATTGGCGGTGAAGCTGGGTCAGTCCCTAGATACTCTTTATGAATTAGAATATTTTGAATATTCACTGTTGCTCAACATCGTTAATGAGGAAATCGAGGAGCACAACGAGAAAATTCAAAAGATCAACGAATCTGATAAAAAGTCGTCAGGTTCTCCATTAAAAGTTAACTTACCTTCTCACTTAAAGCTCAAATAAATAATAAAAAATAGATACTCTAAGTGAGTGAAAAACTAAACGCTTTTATAGCTCTATTTAACGAAAGAGTAGATGCAGATATCTCTAAGGCTCAATCTAAAATAGAAAAGGCTCAAGAGAAATTAGATGAAGCTGAAAAGATATGGAATGAAGCTCAGGAAGGCTTAAGCGGAGATATCTTAGAAAATTTCCTTGAAGTATTTCCTGCTCCAACTGGTGGAGCACAAGGAAACGCCATAACTGGAGTTGACCCTAGATTCGTAAACCTATTAGAGTTCGGAGACCCACTCAAGAGTCAGGCACATCAATTATTCAAGCTTAGATATTCAGACCGGCGCATGATAAATGCGCAAAATTATCTACAGGAATCTGAGAAACTTAAAGAAGAAGGTGCTGAGCTAACTCTATCTAGATTGTCTAGTAAGTTAAAAGAAACTGCTCTAAGAACTCAATCTCTAGGAGGATCAAACGCATATTCGTTAATCAAGCTAATATTTAAAGACTATGAATCATTTGAAGACGTAGCGTACAGCGAACTCAATGATGTCAGTTCTCCAAGTCAAGTAACAACAAGTCAAGAAGCTTACGAAGCTCTTAAGGAAAAAATGGAAGGGGCTTCCCAAGGCGAGGAAGTTGAGCCTAATGAGGAAGAGACCAGCCCATTAAATGAGCCAGAGTCTCTAGAAGAGGAAGTATCTTCAGATGAAGAAATAAGCCCAATAAATCCAGCAGAGGACGTTGAACCTGAAGAAGTAACTACTGAAGTTTCTACGACAGGTCCTGAAATAGAGCAAGCTGAAGAAACTCCGTCTGAGCCAATTGTAGCCAATATAAACTTAGAACAGCCAGACATTGCTGAGGATCTTGAAGAACCTGAAGAAGTTCAAGATCAACAACCAGCTGTGAGTCCCATTTCTGAAATATCCAGCAACCTAGTTGAAGATAACGTAACAGAAGTATCTAACGAGACTTCTAATATTAATAATACAACAACTAACGTTACTGGAGAAAATACGGCCGTTAATAACAATACTAACGTTACTGGAGAAAATACAGCCGTTAATAACAATACTAATGTAACCTCTGAAAAACCAAAAGTCAGCAGCTTAAAGGATTTCATAAGCAAGCTAAAGGGACTTAGGGATTCACTGAATCCTGAGTCACCTCCTGGCGATGCTGAAACTTTAGAAATAGAAAAGGGTGGAAATACTCCGTCTATATCTAATATATTCGAAGGCGCAAAGTCCGTTGTAGCTGATTCATTTGAGGGCGGAGACATTATAGGGGGAATAACAGACGTAGTAAGCAATACAACCAACTTAAACCAGGTTCTTGAATCAGGATCAGATAGTCCTATTAATAATATTGAAAGAGCACTAAGCAGACCTTTATCTGATAGACTCCCAGAAGGATTTTCAATGGATTCAGCGACAGATTTTATAGAATCTAAAACCGGCGCGAGTATTCCATCAGTTGAATCAGTAACCAGCAACATATCTGAAACAGTTGAGAGATCGGCTAAATCCCTATCTTCTCCAATTACTAATATATCTAATATATCTGAAAGAAGTGAGTCAAATACTGAAGGCAATCAAATATCTAATATTTCTGAGGTTGATAGCTCAACTTCAACTGAGTCTAATTCAGTAAGCACTAGCACGAACACATCCAGTTCAAATACTAAAAATGAGGAAAACGTTGAAAATAATTCCTCGAGTTCTTCTATGACTAGCATGCCAACTGTTGATAATTCGGAAATTGTAAGTAGATTGAAGAAACTAGAGAGATTGTTATCAGGTCCACTCGAAGTTAAAATAGTAGAATAATGAATATATCATCAGAATTAAAGAACAAGGCCTTAGAAATATCTAACGAGTTTAGTCAAATACATCAAGAATATAAAGATCTTGATAAAAGATTGCATGAATTAACCGTTAAAAGGAACGGGCTATTTGAGCGACTAAACAAGCTTAGAGCATTGGAAAAAGATCTGATAAATAAAATAGAAGAAGAATCTGGTGTAAAGTTTACAGCAGATATTGCAAATGATATAATATATGAAGAGTCTTAAAGATAGAATACTATTCGGAGCGATTGGCGGGTTGATCATAGCTCTATTGCTCGTTCAGTGCAACGGAAAAAGAGCGCAGGAAAAGCTGTATGAGCAACTTACCGCTGCTAATAAGGAAGTAATAAGGCTCGATACTCTTAGAAAGGAAAAAGAAGGACAATATGCCAAGCTTGTAGATTATTATAAAACTGAGAAAGATCTAAGAGAAGAGATCTCTAGTAAAAACAAGGAGCTCGCAAAAATAATCAAGCAGAAGGATGAAAGAATCTTAATGCTAAATAATACTGTTATTTCTCTTGAATCTCAAATAAGTTCAGGGGAAGTTACTGTAAGTGAGTCTGATAGCACTGTAATAGATTTGAGCATTAGATATCCAGAGTCTGAAAATCCATTCATAAATTGGAACGGAAGTATATTTATGAGTACTCAAAAATACTCAGGAGAGTGGACCTTCGGCAGACTTCCGATCCAAGTAATATTAACTGAGACTGACAGGGGTCTATGGAACTCAAGATTAGTTGGTCCAGATTGGCTTAATGTAGATAGCATAGAAGTTAAGAGTCTTCCACCAGATGAGATAGTAGAACCCGAGGTTGATAATCTAGGATTTATAGTTGGCGGAGGATACCTAAGTTCTCTTCAACCAAATTCTACAAATGGAGTAACATTTGGAGTCGGCTTGCAATATAAAAACAGTTCGGTGATGTTAAACTATGGTTCAATAATGGATTACATAGGATTAAGCTACTATCACAGAATTAAATTGAACAAATAATATTAAAATGGCAGCACAAAGCAGATTTATTAGCTTATCATCCTATTGCGTAGTCGAGTACATATTTGAACCTCTAGGATCCTTGAATTTTTTAACAGAAGATTTTACACTGTTGACTAATTCAACATCAGATGTAAATCAGATATTTAATCCAGATGGATCCCTATCTGCAACTAAAAATATTAGAGATATTTCAGTTGTTCCAATTGGTAATAATAAGTTTGCGTATACTGATTCTGAAAAGCTGCCTAATTATATAGATTACGATTCAAATATTACTGAGACTTCAATTACTGGATATAACGTAGTTTGCGATAAAGTTAAATTTCACTTTATAGCAGGCTTTGATATCGATGGATTTGAAGGTCTAATATTGAGCGTAATAAATCAGCAGAATAACGGAAAGAATAACATATTTGCTAACATTCTGTTGTCTCCCGAAACAATAGATGATCTAATAACATTTAACGCAAAACCTATGTTTCTATCTAATGCAACATATGATAGATACGTAGAAATAAAAGTTCCATCTATAAAGAATATCAATGAGGAGCTTAGAGTTGCATTGACTCCAGCTAGTACATTTGCGGCTGCTATAACTCCAACAGATACCGGATACAGCGGATTTATATATAATAATCCAATAACAATATCATTATCTGAGTGTGGAACTCGAGAGAAGTATAATCCAACTGGGTCCACTAAATACGACGTATTCCAAGTAACTGAAAACTATCAAGCTTCACTATCTCAAAGCAACGAGTTTGATGGGGTAGGAGCAAGCATTGCTGAGTCAGCCACTGGAGATTTCATAGAATATTACTTGACATATAATTCAGGATTTCCAGAAGATTTAATATCCATTTTAAATCGTAGAAACCCAGCTGATGATTGGATCATAATTCATCAGCTAAGTGTATTTGAGCAAATCGGATCTGCCTTTGTAAATACTTCTAGACAGGTAATATTCCAAGAAGAAGATTTTGACGAGCCTCTCGTATATAGACCTGTTTTAAAGAACGCTGGAACAGCTGTTAGTATGTCTATTGATTTACTAAGTAGGTTGACCAATAGAAGAAATGGCGATCAGGTAATTAGAGAGGCATCGTTTAATTTAATATCTCCTAAAAAATACGGCAAAAAGCTTAATGTTATACCTTTAAGTGATGAGCCACAATCACAAAAGGTATATAACAAGATCATAAAGAAAAACTTTGAATCGACTAATTTATTCATTGAGCCGACATTTGCACCTGGATTTGGAAACACACCTGCTGAAACTACAACAGCAACTACTACTACTACTACTACTACAGTTACTCAAGTTGAATATGTACCTGTCTTTTTTAGCAATAATAACATTTCAGTATCCAATAATAGTGGAATTGTTAAGAATAACGACACAAGCGAGGAGGTGATATTCGGCCCCGGAAAACTAAGGTTTGTAATGGGTCCATTTGATAATGCAATTAAGCTTAAAATGTACAATGTCGTTAATGGTAAGAATATTCCTCTAGATTTGAATGTAAATGCTGCCAAATATAGAATGGTATTCGAGACTGATAATGGAAAGATATCAGTAGACAATGCTAATAGTCAATCACTTGAGAATTTATCAAGCGGAGAGCTACTATTTAGAATATCCAAGGAAGATAGTTCTAAAATAGTTAAGTCTAATTCTAAGGTTGTTCATATTACTTCAATTGCTCAGGACTCGACTGAAACTCTAATGTATAGTGCAGAGTGGAGAACATCTAAAGAAATACCTGAGATAGAAGCTGCAATTGCTGAAGCAAAAGCCGAGGTAAATGAACTTACTGCGGCGTTGGATAGAATATCTGAACTTGAGGCTCAGATAAACACTCTTGAAGTAAAGAATAGCAAACTTAGAAATCAAATTGATCGATCAATCAAGAGCCCAGTTAAGAAGGTGGCTAAAGCCGGGGTAGTAAATAAGATTGGTATGCCTAACCCTAAAAAAATTAGGACTGATATTTCTAATTCTGGAAAGAACGCCAGCAAATCTAATGTCAAGGTTTCGACGAAGCAGATTGCCAAAAGCACAAATATCAAGAATAACCGTAACAGAAACATAGATTAACAGCGATTTCGAGAGATAAATAAAATAAAATAAACTTAACGAAAATGAATGATTTCGTAAATAATGTTCTGTCGGAGCTACAGAATAACCAAAATATTAAAGATAACGGATTAGTTAAGCTGGTTGTTGAATCAGCTAATAAATCGATCGCTAATAGTGAAAGCTCGGATGTAATCTATAGCGAGTTAAAGAGAAGCATATCTGCTATAAATGAGCAGATAAACTCAGCAGATCTTGATAACATCATATCTCAGTTTGAAAAGATTGAAGATACCAGCGAATCCAGACTATCTAAATTAGCTAAAATAGGTAATTTATCAGGAAAGATCGTCGCAATCAAAGAATCTACTGCTTACTCTAATCCTATCATTGCAGATAAGGTTAATAGATACGAAGCTAACTTAAAATCAACTAGCTCTGAGTTTACCCTTTATCCTGCGTTCATCAATGATTTTAGATCTCATCTAATTGAAGAGTCAGTAAAGAGAGCAGTATCATCGATCGAAGCTATTATGGAGAAGAATGCAGCTAAATTTGAAGTTCTATTTGCAATCAATCAAATGGGAGGAATGAATGCTAAGCTATATTCAGGTATCAAGGAAGGACTAGAAGAAATGTTAGTCAGCGAGTCATTCACGTCTGATATAATCAACTTGAAATATGGATCAACTAACCTTCCGATTGTGAGCTCTCTAGTTAACTCGCTTAAAGTAGTAGAATCTAGATCAGCAGGAACATTTACTATGGGAGCAGGAAATAGTGATACTAGCGTTAGAAACGTTATTTGCCCAGCAATCAAGAGTGCTAAAAAGTCAGTTATGACTTACATCGACGGCAGATTCATTAGATTAACAGAATCTGAAAAATTAAATGGATCTGAAGTAGAAGTTAATGCAAAGTCAAACGGATTCAGCATCTCAACAATAGATCCTGAATGGGTAAAGAAAAAGCATACTAGCTTCTATAATGTATGTGAATCTTATGCAAAGCTTGGATTTAAAACAGCCGATAACTTTGCAGGAGTTGAATCTAACGCAGTTAGTAAATTCAATATCGGACTTTCAGTCAACGAGAATAGAGATCTAGATCTTTACATCAACGGCAGTAAGGTAGACAACGCAAAAGAGGTTAATCTATCAGAAGCTTTAATAATGGTTGACGAAAAAACTAAGAACAACATAAAGACTGTTCTAGAAAATACGAGCATGATCTTAAATCTAGAATTCATTAAGAACGTAAGAAATGACAGAACTTTATCTGAATCGTTTGTATTTAACCTAGGACCTAACTATTTCCTATGTGATATACTAAATGAAGCAGAAAGAAATTGGACTACAGCTAACGAGTATAAGATGTACGAGCACTTTATCAGTAAATTCAATTACGACATTAGCCCAATCTTTGGAACAAAGATTAATGAAGCAGCTGCTAAAATTAAAGCAGTTGAATCTAGAAAAGCTGAAATAATTGAGAACATTAAGAAACTAGAAGAATCAGTTGCTAAATTAAGTCAAACATCAGAATCCAAGGATATTGATCCTTCTAATATTGCTAAATTAGACGAACTTAAGAATTCAATCAACGATTCGATCTCAATGCTAAAAGAGGAATATATCAAGCTTGATCTAAGCGAGAAAGCAAGACCTGACTATCCTGATGTTGACGGAGACGGAGACAAGAAAGAATCAATGAAAGACGCTTTAGAGGATAAGAAGAACAAATATTGCCAGAAGCATTTCAAATGCGATTATAAAGATTGCACTAAGGAACAAAAGAAAGAGTGCGACGAAAATTGCTAAAATCAACTACTGAACTAATAAAAAGGTAAGCGAAAGCTTACCTTTTTTAGTTTATAGGTAAACTTTAGTATAATTAACAGGTATAATACAAGTAAAAGATTATAATGTCAGATCACGAAGAATTATCAATTTGCGAGCGCGCCCACAAAATAATTAACGAAAGAGGAGAAGAAAAAGACCGAATGTATGGTCCATTCTCAGAAGGAATGGATAGAGCTGCGGCCATCTTTACCGCTTCAACTGGTATTAAAATAGAGGGTAGACATATGTACCTAGCAATGGTTGCTCTAAAACTTTCTAGACAGAGCTATAATCATAAGCAAGATAATTTATTAGACGCAATCGCATATCTTCAAGGATTAGAGAATTACGAAAACGAGAAAAGTGAGCAAGAAAAAGGATAAAAAATATCCAGATCAAGTAGTGTACGATGAGGAAAGAGGATTCTATTCTTCAGTTCTTCCTTATGCTACAAATGTAGGGGCTCCAGCTATAAAACATGAAGATGTAGATTCATGGAAAGCAAGAGGAATCAACAAGGTTAACCATCAATTAAAATCTAAGTTTGAGGAATTAAAGGAAGAGTTTAAGCTCATGATTGAAGAATACAGGTGGAATGAACTTGTATATTCATCTAAGTTCAACTTTGAGCCCGTGATAGGAGAGACATATCATCTATATACCGGCGATGACGGGAACGTATTTCTTTCTTTAATATCTCCAACTGAATGGAACCGAGAATGTATAGGATCATTCCAATTAAATAGTGAACATAAATGGATAAAAAAATGAGTAAAAAAGTAGCAATAACATCAGTATTCGCAAATTTAACTTACAATGATAAGAATCATCGAGGACTAGAAGCAATGTTCTTTAAAAAGATGATGGAAGAAAAAGGAGCAGAAGTTGACGTAGTAGGATACAAGAACAGGAACGTTAAAGACCTAGATTTCTATATCGATTACAATGACACCGATTTCTCAGAATATGGAGCAGTTATAATTCAGTTAAGTACTGCCAACTTCTTTGGAGGAGTAATGGGAGAACATTGTGAGAAAATATGCAATGATCTTGCTAACTTTACTGGAAAAATATACATGTTGGTAAACGATCCTAGAATTCCGCCTATTAATTATGCAAAGGTAATTAATGATAGATTTAATCTATGCGGAGACTCAGTAGAAGCTTGGGATAAGATAATCGAAGAATCAACCTATTTATTCTCAGGAAAAGACGTCTCTAAGTTTCTAGGATGGCAACCTAAGAACTGGAAACAGGTTGATTGGTTCACTTATATATTCAAGCATCGATTCACTCAGAGTGACTCTATTGATCTCACGTCACCCACAAGCAGTGATATTGAGAAGTCATGGGATCTTGTTTATTATGGAGACCGGAGAGGAGCATTTAGAGAAAATCAAGTACGCAAGTATTTTCCAAAGGATACTAATAACCTTCTCATAGGATATAAATCAGACAAAGTTCCAGCAACCTTCATGAAAAAGTTGAAGCATTCTGATTTAATGAAGGAGCTAGATAAAGTAAAAGTCTCTCTAATTACAGGAGATGAGGAACATCTAGATAATGTAGCAACATATAGATTCTACGAAACTCTTGCTTCTAATTGCTTAGCTGCAATTCAAATTGAATATGACCCCCAAAAGAGTCTCATACAGGATCCAGTATTACAGGAGTTACTCTATGTTGAAGATCAAGCAGATATTAAGAAATTAGTAGATGCGTGGTCCCCTGAACTGATTGATCGCCAAAAGGCAGAACTCAGAAGAATCTTTAAAATGTGATCCGCCTGACAAATATCGATAACAATTAAAGGAGGACAAATAGTCCTCCTTTTTTTAGATAAATAATAAAAAGGCGAATTAAGCATAGATGAAGCACGTTTCTCCATATTTAGAAATGCCTAATCACGATAGATTAGGATTATACATAAACGAAAGCATATCAGGTCTTGAACATGTTATCAATAAAGTTTTAAGCCCAGAATCCTTCAAAGAGGAAGCAGAATTCTTGAATAAAGTTGAGTCTATGATCCCAGAGGATCTACAATTTCAACTTCATTTGAACATGATATTTGATGAATCTAAAAAGTCTCTATCTAGATATAATAGATCGATTTCAAATGGAGCAAATTCACTAATTGAAAGCGCTTCTTCTTTTCTATCAAAGGATCAAATGGATACTATTAAAGATGCATTTGAAAGAATGTCAAAAAGCTTTAGAGAATCTAGAACTAGTGATCCTATCTTTGAGCAAGCTACATTGAATATGCCAACATCTTCAGCTGATATAGCTGGGAGTATGGGAGACGATTTTAATGATGTTATGCAAAACATCGAGAGTCCAGATGATATACCAAGCGATTTAACTAATTCAGAAGGTGGAATATGGAGCCTTTTAAAGAGCTTATGGAACGGTCTAACTGAAGGTGGAAGCCCAATCGGAATCTTTCAATTTATATTAGATATAGTAGGTTTAGTCGGTGATTTCTTTGGACCAGTAGGTCTAATAGCAGACGTTATAAACGGATTGATATATCTATATAGAGGAAAGTACGTTCTAGCTGGAATATCATTCATAGCTGCTATGATTCCTCTTGGAGGAAATGTTCTAAAAGGATTCTTACAAACTAGCAAATCTGCTAAGCCTTTTATGAAAGCCGGCGAATTATATCTAGGAGGAGCTGGAAAAGCAGGTGCTAAAGTATCTGATGAAGCTGCGCAGGTAATTGCAGCAGCGGCCCCAGAGTCAGCTAAAGCATTAGAATACATTTCTAAAACTGGAAAAAAAGCTATGAGCGGACTATCAGGTTTCATTGGCAAGTTTTTTAGTGGTTTCCTAGCTAAATTAGTAGGATGGATTCCATTTATTGGAAAACCGCTAAAGGCGTTCTTTGAAGGAGTAGCAAATACGATTGCTTCATTCTCATCTAAAATGACTAAGTTTGCTGATGATATACCACAAATATTGAAGAAGGCTGATTTAATCAACATGAATAAATTCTTTAAGGCGGCCGGAAAAGAAGGAAGCGAGATAGTTGTGAAAGGAGGAGACTTAGTCGTAACTTCAGCTAAAGGTAAATCCTTCCAGATTCCAGCTCAGTTCTTAAAGGGAACTGATTTCATGGTTCAAAGATACGGTAAAGGAGCAGGTAAAGAGCTTCAAAAGCTTTTGAGGAAGACTGAGATGAATTCCCTTGACTTTTATAAATCCTTATCTGATGGTCTTAAATTCTCGAGCAGGGCATATGGCAAGCCGGGCTGGATAAAGGCTGGAAATAGGGTACTTGCATCAATTCAATTCGGTAAAAAAGTTCCGCTATTCATCGGAAAAGAAGTATATAAGTGGATCACAGACGCAAAATCTTACCTAACCGATAGCGAATATGAAGCTTGGGGAAATGCCGCAATTCATGATATGATTCAAGGCAGAATAGATAAAGCACTTGAGGAAAATCCAGATGCGGTTTATGATGTTCCTTACTTAGATTCTGAAGACAATGAGGCTCGGGACGTTTTAAGAGAATATCAGCAGACTCAAGCGGATCTATTCAATTTACCAAATATCGGTGTAGTAGGATATTACGCACGTGGAGAAAAAGATAAAGTACCTGCTGAGGTAAATAAGTTCTATCAGGACTTATATCAGGGAGATACCAAACAACTAGATGCTATGAACAATATGTTTAAGCCGTTTGAGTCAGACTCTTCAAGTATGAGATACATTACCCCATACTCTCAATTTATTTCTTAAGATATTCTTCGAGTTCTTGCTTACTTGGATAAGCAAGAAATGCTCCACAATCGGAGCATTCCCACTTTATTTCCTGCTTTTTCTGCTTTAGAATCTTATTAGGATGAGAGCAATCAGACTGAATTTGATTAATTTCCTCTTCAATCCTATTCTTCTCAGAATTTAATTGATTAATTCTAGATTTATGAGAATCTTCCATAGTTCTAGATTTAAATTTAATCGAAGATTCGATTATGCTTTAATCTTACCTAAGATATTCTGAACTGGACCAACATATGCTCCTTCTCCAGTACAAGCTGACCAGTATGCTTTAGCAAACATTCCAAGATCTCCTCCAAGTTCGTCATCAATTACTGCGTAAACACTCATTTGAGGATCTATTTTGGAATATGCTTGAGCAACATCCTTAGCTCCTTTAGGAGTTAGCGCTGTTACAATTAGTGCAAGAGCTAATTCTTCTTGATCAGTAGTATTTCCCCAGATTCCAGTACCTTTCTTCAAGTTTAAGATCATTTCGGCTAAACCTTCTGCACTTTGACCTTCTAGACTTCCCATAAAGGCGTTTGGATCTGCTGCAAGAGTATCATACCATCCCATTACTTCGGCTGAGGTTCCAACCCATCCTGGTCCTTCTGCACCTTGATCTACTGCCCCAGAACTAACAGCGTCTGCTGTTTTCTTAGTTGCTAAAGCTACTCCAGCTGTTGTTGCGTTAATTTTAGCAGCATTTAATATCTTGTTAGCTAAACCTGGATCTACGCTAATTAAGAAATCAGCGTGACTTGCTTTAAATATTTGATTAGATGCTCCTTGCATCTGAACTCCATCCTCAGCAATATCAAGTACTTTAACTGTAGAAACTTTACCAGCATTCTTTCCAGTTCTGGTTACATATTGAATATTTTCTCCTTTTTGGATTGCTTTACCTAAATATGTAGCTCTAGTTGAACCTGCAAGTTTGCTCCATCCTGGAATTCTAGAAAGAACTCCAGAAGTTCCTTTGAGTACTTTGCTACCTGCTTTAACAACTCCTGCTCCTACTCTAGTAGATTTAGCTGCTACACTTGCTCCCTTAAGAGCTCCTCTAAGTGCTGTTCCTCCTCCGAACGTTGCCACTGTTAAAACAACATCAGCTAATATTGTAGGAAGATTAAGACCTCTAGTTACTGATGATGATACTGGTTGTCTAAATGTTGCAAGAGCAGCTGTTTCAGCTCTTCCAGAAAATTCAGTTTCTAGGAAATCAACCATGTTTCCATATTTGCGATTAAAGGCCGAGGCTAATTTATCGTAGTATAACTTAGGATCAGCATTTCTTTCTGCTGCAATTGCTGCCATAGCTCCTGCAACAGCAACTACTGTTTCCTCATCAGTTCCAGCATCGCCTGGATCTCCGATTCCGATCAAGGATCCTAGGTAATTTCCAACGTAACCAATAACTCCTCCCTCATTGCCCGCTTGATACAATAAAGTTGCAGCAGTATCGAAATCAATACCTCCGAACAATACCTCATCGTTAACAATCCACATTGTGTACTTAGGATCTCTAGCATCTCCGGGCTCAAGTCTAACGTATAGCCTATCCTTAGCCTGAATTCCATAAGTGGCATTTTCTAGATTTATCTCATAGTCTTCTCCCTGCTCTAGGGTTGGAAATACTGTGGTTAAATACTCAACTAGACCATCGTCCTCCAGATATTGTTTTAATCTAGGATCAGCGTCAGCCGAAAGAACTGCGCTCTGTTCAACGATGCTAGTTCCGTAATTCTTATAAATGTTATTTAAATTATAGATCATATCTGTTTTCTTTTTTTAGAATGTTCTTTGTTGGTATATATCAACTGCCGTTGGTCCAAGATCTGAAACTGCTCCGTCTCCAAGATCTGCAGGTTCTGGTTCAGGTGAACTTGCTTCAGGGAATATTCTTTCTCCACTGGTGTAATACAACATTTTTCTAATGTTTTCGGCAGTGAGCTCTGAATCTCCCCACTCATCTTCATATTCCTTAATTATTCTGTCTCTAAATTCAGAATCTTTGAAGATCTTAGTAAAGAAATCCTTATCAATTCTGTTCATTATTTCCTGATCAGAATATAGAGGCATCGCTGCTTCACTCCATCCTTCAACCCATCCGGCAGATCCTTCATCTTCATCAGTAATCCACATAACTTTTGGATCCTGCCAAGATACTACTCCGTTTGGTTTGTTGTCTTCTATTGCTCTTGCATCTATTGCACCATCTTCCGTGAACTCCATTAGATATAGCTTCTGATTAGTTCTCATGGTATATCTAAACTTCTTACCTACTAAAGTTTGAGTTTCTTCAGTTCCTTCAGCGTCTCCAGTTGAAAGATCGTCCTGTAAAATGTTTGCACCCTCATCGGTGTCATCAACTGCAACCGTTTGCTGGTTATCTTGAACTACATCTTGTATAATAGGTGAAGATTCTGCTCCACTGGTCGCAACGTTAGTATTTACGAATTTAGCGCCTGCTGGAATATTAGGAAAATCAGCTCGGTTAACAATAGTTAGCTGTATCTTTTCCCTTCCGTTCTTTGCAGGTCCCTCGTCTTCCCTAGTTTGTGTGTCTTTTAAAACAGTATATATGAAAAAGTGATTCTTAAACCACTCGTCATTAATTGATTTAGTTGCACCTGGGATAGAGTTTAATATAGCAAGTTGGCTATTCATAAACTCGGTTAGAATGCTAGCTCCTTGTGCTGTAATATTTCCAGCAGCATCAACAATACTTAACATCTTAACTAATCTAATTAAGATCTTATTGTCGTTTTGAACCTTGAATGCGATTTTTTGTCTTTTACCTGATTGAGGGTCTTTGATTACTTGTTTTCCTCTAGCTTTTGCACCAAAGGCCTCATTCATAGAATTCCATGTACTATATGAGTTTCCCATCTTAGTCATTTTATTTTATTTATTCGACGATAAATAATAAAAAGGTTGAAAATTCAAGTGAATATAAAGAGCTTTACTGAATTTGAGAAGCATAACTCTAAGGATCTATCATCGTATTTAGGACAGGTTGGAATTGCTACTTTTAGCAAGAAAGATCACCCATACTATTCCATAATATCTGAACAGAGCTCGCTTATAGAGAATCAATATGACTTCCCGATAATTCTAGATTCAGGATTTAATGTTAGTATCCAAGCGATCAACGAAAATAGTTCAATTGTGTACAACTCTGTGAATTCTCCAGATAAGTATCAAATGCTGGAAGGACTCAAGGATTCTAAATATTCTCCAAGGATTGTTAGGAATATAAGAGATCTTAAGAAAGGATTCAGATTTCCAGTAATTGCTAGTAACGATCATACTACTGACGACTATAAAACTATAGGCAAGCTTAGAAATTCAGGAGTAAATTATTCTAAATTCGTTGAAAATCCGGTTCCTAAGACCCGATTTAAACTATTATCTTTCAAAGGAGAACCGATTAGCATTGTAGAAAGAATAAACAAGTTTGAAGCAGATGTCGATCTCAACCATTTTGATTATATCAAGGAATCCAAGGAAATTTGCAAGAATGTAAATGAAAAATTTGGATTAGATATATGTAATATCGAGATAATAGAATCAGTAAAAGGAGATCTTCTTATTAGATCTATTAATACCGATATGAATTTAAACCCTTTACAGGAGTCTATTATATATGAGAAGATTTACGAAGACTTCTACGAATGCAGACTCCCTAACTTTGTTAAAGATCACATATTTGAGAAAAGCGTTGATCCCTATAAAAAAAGAATGGAATTAGACCTAAAATTAATTAAATCCAAACATGCTTTGGATTACTCTAAATTAAAGAGACAATGATAATTATATCGAATATAAAGAGAATAGAATATGCCTTAAAGGAATATCGAAGAAAGGTTAATTCAACTAAATTGTTAGATGAAGTAAAATCTAGAAGGGAATACAAGAAAAAATCTCAAAAGCGAAGGGAACAAATGAAAAAGGCAAAATATAAAAGCTCTAGAGGATGGGAATAATGAATTTTAACGATTTCATCAATGAATCTTGGGAGGATATAGATTACTCAGCAAACAAGAACGCGGCTGGAGTTGCGATTGTTTGGCAAGATTCAGTGTTATTAGTTCATCCAACTAATGCTAGTTGGAAAAAGAACTCGTATGGTATACCCAAGGGAGGAATCGAGCCAGGAGAAGATCCTATGAGTGCCGCGATTAGAGAGTTATATGAAGAAACTGGAATTAGGATAGATTCAAGTAAGCTTGATCCAGAACCTTATGTTGCTAATAATTATAATCAGTCTGGAAAATTGAAATGGCAGCTAGTATATTTTGTGATGAAAATAGAAGATCCTTCGGAAGTAGGAATCGAAGGTACTAAGATACCTAAGAATCAGCTTCAGCTAGAGGAAATAGATTGGGCCGGCTTTGTACCTATTAAGAGTGCTTATCCAAAAATGCATAGATCTCAACTAATTATATTAGATAGATTAAGATAAATAATCATGTCAGATGAAGCCAGATAATAAGATATATGAAGTAATGTCATCAGCAGGAGAAGTCGAAATCGACGACTTTGGCAAGACTGTCGGAATTAATGATAAGTCCGAGGGTAGATCAGTATCTGGTCTAGAATTACCTGAGTCAGGTCCAATAGGGAGCATCAGAGATTCAGCATATGCGAATGTAAATGTTCCGACTAGAGCAATCAAATATACTCAGAATGGAAATCTAGGATGCGCAGCCGCAGTATCCATCATATTCTATAGAGCAACTGGATACACTATAGTGCCTGGAAAAAAGTTGGAGCTATCTACCAGCGGCATGTGGAATGCTCTTAACTCGTCAGATGATTGGAAGAGAATAGACAATTGGAAGAGCGATTATAGGCCTGGTGATATCATATTAACAGCTAGAGGAAGCAGACCAGGTCACGTTGGAGTTGTGGTTGACGGAGGAAAGGTTATATCTAATTCATCAGGAGGATTTAACGGAGATAGAAAGGGTCAAATTGAACAAAACTATAGCGTATCAGGTTGGAGATCTGTTGAGGCTAGAAACCCAGCTAAAACCGCAATATTTAGATATATTGGGCCATTTAGAGAAAAATGGGGAGGTCCTGAAACCTCAAGAGGAGAAAGCCAAGAAAGAAGACTTAGTAGAGGCGGAACAACTGTAGTTTTTGGAGGATTAAGTTATGCCACTGCGGACTGGATGAAACAGCAATGGACAGAAGCTATCGGAGAACCTGGATCAAGCGTAATATTTGAGGAATATACTAAAGATTTAAGTCAAGTTAAGGCTGAAAATCCTGGAGCTAATATTACCAAGCTAATTGGATTCTCAGCAGGGGCTAGAAAGGTATGGCCTCACATAAATGATTCATCCATTACATTTATAGGCCTAATAGATCCCTCAACTCGACAAACCGACTGGAACAACATTGATTCAATACCAGATAAGGTTAAAATTATGTCCAATTCCTCGAACTGGGTGAGTTATAAAAACACTTATGCCGCTCTGCAGGAACTAGAGCAGTCGGGTAAATCTGAGTACGTTAAAATGGGGCACAGTAAGATTCCTCAAAATTTCCTTAATCAATACAAAGATCAGCTACTTGATGATAACTCTCAAACTATCTCTAGATCAGACGATAGTCAAGATACTAGAGATGTATTAAACATTAAATATGGATCTAAGGGCAAGGCAGTAGTAGATTTACAAAGAGCTCTTATATCTTCAGGATACGATCTTCCTAAATATGGCGTAGATGGAAAGTTTTATAAAGAAACACAAGGAGCACTTAAAAGATTTCAAAAGGACAATGGTTTAGCAGAAACCGGAGAACTTGATGGGAACACTAAAGATCTATTAATGTCATCTGGTGAGGTTGTTAACACTTCGACCTCAACTGGGGGCTCTAAATTCTCTATTCCTAAGAACAATAAGTTTAAGATCTTTGATAACGAGAATAAAAAAGTTGTAATTGCAAGCTTTAAGGATGCTAATAACATAGTTATTAAAAGTAGATCTGGAAGTGAATTAGGAACAGCAACAAGAACTGGATCTAATATAACTTTAAATTACAACGGAAAGGAAATTAATGCAACTGAAGGCTCTGAAAATCAGGTTGCTAGATCGATCTACAGGATATTTAACAGAACGAGTGGAGCTATAATATCAGGATCAGGTTCGCCCTCTCAAGGAGGATCTACCTCGTCGTCTAGCACTGGTATACCAGATTTAGGAAGCTCTAGTGATCAGGCTGAAATTGCTAAAAAGGGAGCAATTATAGCATCTAAACTAACCGGTGATCTTGGTATAACCAAAGAACAGGCAGCAGGCGTAGTAGGTAACTTATGGGCAGAAAGCAGATTGATTCCAGATAGAATTCAAGGATCTGGAATTAAGAGAGGTACGATAACTCAATCTGGAAGAGGTGGATATGCATGGGCACAATATACATCTCAAAATCTAAAGGATAGCTTTATTTCTCATGCAAAATCTAAAGGATTAGATATAACTAAGTATCCTGCAACTGACGATGTGAACTATTCCTATTTAGTTAATTGGATATCTAGTAGATCTAGTAAATTAAACAATTTGAAGTCTAAGAAAACTGTTAGAGATTCTGCTGAATTCTTTGTCAGAGAATTTGAAAAACCAGCTAGTATAATAAGAGGGAGTCAATCTCAACAACAAGAGACTATTAATAAGAGAACTTCATATGGAAATTTAGTCTTATCCGCAATGGGAGTCGATGTTTCCCAACCTGAGAAAAAGCTTAAAGTTTTATTTGTCGGAGATTCTCAAACTGCAGGATCGAATAGTTACGCAAATAAACTACTAAAGTCTGGAAGAGTTGACGGGAAGATATTAGCAAAAACTGGGGCTAATACTTATGTTTTAGCAACGACTCTAAAGAAGGAACTTGATTCTGGCGAAAAGTATGATGTTATTTCCATCATGGCTGGAGGAAACGATGCTTGGAGAGATACACCAGCTGTTCCTATGCAGAATTTAGCATATATGTATCGTATATCTAAAGAATCAGGCGCACGTGTAGTTGCTATATCTAATCCTAGTAAGAAAAACGTTGAGGATCCTTCTAAATATCCTTCAAACGATCTAATTGCTAAATTTGTTGAAACCGGAGAACATAAGGCGGATAATAGAATATATGTTAATGGAAATCTATCATATAAGTCTAACTTTGAACCTGATATGGTCCACCTAAATAATGGAGCACACAATACTATAGCCCTTAAATGGGAAAGAGACATTCTGGCATAAACCCCTACTATAATTTTAAAACCTTAACTAAGTTTCAAGTATAATATACTAAACTTAAAAGAATGGCAAATACAAGCACTGAAAATCAGATCGCAGAGGAAGTAGCAGAAGTTAATGAGCAACTTTCCGAACAGGTGGATAACGTTGAGGAATCTACTGAAGAAACCAAGGAGCTTACACCTGAGGAAAAACTAAAGGAGATGCAGGCTAGAAGAATGGGCATGTTTAAACTAGAAATGTCCTATTCTGATGCTGTGTACTTTAGAAATACGTTAGATAAGGCTCCATATAAAGGACCTCAACAGGCTTATTTGTTAATTATATCTAAACTTGAAATATCTCAAATCTGCGAATCTTTAAAGGGAGGAGCAAAGGAAGATAAAAATCAGGTTCAATTAACTTCAGCTACATTAGAATCAATTAGTTATTTCTTAAATAATAGAGAAGGAATAGGAGCAGATTCGGCGCAAAAACTATTTACAGCTTCCATGGTTCTAAGACCTGCGATCTCAGAAATTAATAAATTGGACTCTGAGATTGAGGAATTAAGCCAATCCTTAAAATCGAACGATTAACTAATTTTTGATTTTTTGTTAGATTTTGCTGATAAATAATAAAAAATTGATTTAAACATGAAGGTTAAAAACTTTGCAGGATTCATGAAGACTAAACTAAATGAGTCTGAAGAAATGGAAAAATACGAAGCTGGTCTTTACGGTGCTAACCCTGAAGACGAGGACATGGCCGCTGAACTAGAAGGACTCGAAGACGAGGACATGGAAGATGAAGGCATGGAAGAGGAAGAGGTTACTCTAGAAGACCTCAAAGCTATGGTTGAAGAACTAACAGCCAGAGTTGAAGCACTTGAAGGCGGAGACGAAGAAGAAGACGAAGACGCTGAAGGTGAAGAAGACGAAGACCTAGAAGGTGAAGAAGACCTAGAAGGCGAAGAAGAAGAAGAAGTTTAAAATTCTGCCCTGTATATACCTTGAACTGAGGGATAGATGCCAAGCATCTATCCCTTTCTTTTTTAGATAAATAATCTAAACTAGAGTAAGATCATAACCCTGGTTACGATAATAATCTTTTTAATGAAATATATCAAGAAAATATTTGAAGTATCCAATAACGTAAAGATACTATCAATTGATGGGTCACGAGTTCAATTGATTAATCCAGATGGAAAAGAAGTAACTGTTGAATTTGAAGAAGATGGTCAATGGTCTGAATGGGTTGATCCTCCTTATGTAAAGGAAGTATCGATATCTGGAGATGATGGTAAATATCAGTATTCAATGGGAGCCAGCACCGATGAGCATGGGCATCATTTTGAAATTAATACTGAAGACATAGAATGGGAATCACTAGATAAAATAAGAGAAGAACAGGCGAGAAGAGCCAAACAGGCCGAGGAAGCCAGAGAAAAGAGAGAACTTGAAGCTCAACAAAAAGCTGAGCAAATTGAGCGCGAGATACTTGATCGAGGAATAACCAGACTTGATTATGAAGTAGAGAAACAGATAGAAATCCTAAATAATCAAGCTGATCATTTTAATATTCCGCAGGATTCAAATCTAACAAGTTATGCAATAGCTAAAACGAAATTCTGGGACCCAAGTGAACAGATGTACTTTAATTCATATTTTAAAATTCCTCTAAGTGGGCAGAGCTTCGAAGAATTCGAGTCTACTTTGAATATGTTTAAAGATCTTGGAATGGAAGAGGCGATGAGTGGAACATTTGCTGGTATATCGAAGGATCATGAAGTTATTCGAATACTTAAAAAAGGATCGGACTCAAGGATAGCAGGATTTTCAGACTCAAACCTATTCACTATTAAGAATCTCGAGCCATATCTAGATCTGGCTCCATTCGGAGTAAATCTAGATTCCCTATTTTGGACTGTATATAGATACGATAAAAATATGAAGAAATAATGCAACATCGATCAGATATTCAAATCCCTCTTTTCGAAAGCTATTGTAGACAAAATGCAATCGATGGAAAAAGAATCCAAGCCGAGGTATCTGGCATTCCACTTTCTTTAAAGGTTTCTAGCACACAAGATTCAATAACCCGGGGATATAGAGATCTTCCTGAGCCCAAGTCTGGAGAAGGAATGTTATTCGTATATGAGGATGAGACTCCACTTGAGTTCTGGATGAAGGGAGTAGACTATCCATTGGACATAATGTTTTTTGATTCTAATATGAATCTGATTGAATACATGACTATGGAGCCATGTCGAGACCTAAAAGATCAGGATCTTCCTAAATATAAATGTAAAAAACCAGCTAGATTTGCGGTTGAAGTACCTGGAGGCTGGTGTGAGAATAACATTGACCGAGACTGTACTTTAAGCTTTTAATTATACTCAATAATTTAGTATATTTATAGTAATCGTAATATACTAGGATATGTCAATTAAGAAAGTATTTGATAACATAAGAGCTGAATCTGGAACTAATAAAAAGATGGAGGTTCTAAAACTTCACTCAGATCTTGAAAATTTAAGTAAGGTCCTGTATAATACTTATTCAAATCGGGTTAAATATCACATCAAACAGATTCCCAATTATTCTACTTCAGGTTCTAATCTGCCTATTTCATGGGCTTTAGAAAAACTTGAGGACATATCAAATCGAGAGGTAACTGGTAACGAAGCGATTGATTATCTATCTTATATTTTATCGTCGGTTAGTTCAGAAGATGCTCACGTAATTGAGCGCATCATCGAAAAAGACGCAAAGATAGGAATGGCAAGAACAAATATCAATAAGATATTTCCTAACCTGATCGAAACTACTCCTTATCAAGGGGCTCAATCATTTAGTGAAAAGAGAGCCAAGGAAATCTTAAGCGAAGGTCAAGCTTGGAGTCAAGTTAAGATGGATGGAAGATATTGTAATGCGATTATTCAAGAAGGTCAAGCATTCCTTGAAAGCCGATCAGGAGAACCTACAGTGATTATCGGAGCAACTATCCTAGATGAGCTCTCTAATTGGGATGACTGTGTTCTTAACGGGGAATTGACAATAGATGGAGTAGATCGAAATACGAGCAACGGTATTATCAATTCTATCATCAGCATCAGTAAAAAGATTCAGGAAGATGAAGATTATTCTAAGGATATCAAACAAATTCAAGATAGACATGGAATGTCATATGAAGAGGCTCTAGGGCTCATCAGATTCACTCTATGGGATCGAATTGAAATTGAAGAATACTTCAACGGCAGATCTGATAAGGTTTACCAGGATCGATTCAATGACCTCTCTACAAGCATCGATGAACTTAAATGCAAGATGATTAGCTTAGTTGAAACTAAGACTGTTGCATCTTATCAGGAAGCAATGGAACATTTTGTTGAGGTCCTAAATAGAGGACTTGAGGGAACTATTTTGAAGTCAGTAAAAGCTCCTTGGAAAGACGGAAAGCCCAAGTGGCAGATCAAGATGAAACTGGAAATAGATCTGGAAATGGAGATCATTGGTTTTAATTATGGAACACCTGGAACTAAGAACCAGGATGTAATATCTTCACTCACAGTGACATCTAGTTGTGGTAAAGTAGTAACACGTCCAGGTGGAATTGATGAATCCACGATGTCCTGGATCACTCAGAATCAAGATAAATTAATGGGCTCAATTATTACTATGAAATGTTGTGGCCTTTCTCATGATAGTGAAGGAAATTATTCAACTCTACATCCAGTATTTAAATCAATCCGCGACGATAAAGACGTAGCTGATTCTCTAGAAAAAATCATTGAGATAGAAAATGCAGCAAAGAGCTTAAGCAGGTAAAACCTTACACATCTTATCTTGTATAATCTATTAAACATACAATATGAGATATTACTTAGGCAAAATTCAATTTGAGACGATCGACGATAACAACGGTCGAGTTAAGAAAACCAAAGAACAGTATTTGGTTGAGGCGCAAACTATTTCAGACGCCGAGGCTAAATTAAACGAGATGTTTAAGGATACTATGGCAGAATTTACAGTCATCAGTGTTTCAGAATCTCCAATCATGGGGATCGTTAAGTAATCATTATTTACCTTTTATTTTATCATGGAAAGATTGCCAGGTTCATCTGCTGATCGAATCTATAATGTTCTA